CGTCGATTCTGCGCCGCGAGTTCATCTGTGACGCCCCCCTGAAAGAGGCGGGTGAACGCGGCTGGGGGGTGGACCACGCCAACGGACGGACGCCCCGCCGATACTTCGCCACGAATGCCGGTGCGTGCGAAGCCTTTCTCGCGCGCCGCGAACGTGGGCTCAATCTTTCGGAGCGTGTGTGGAACTTGTCGAAGCAGTTTAAGGAGGAAATGGAAATGGGGCTGGATCTCGGTTTGCGCGACGGCATTTCGGCCGTTGAGATGAGCCGCACGCTCCGCCGCTATCTTCAGAACCCGACGGCGTTGTTTCGTCGTGTGCGCGACGAGCACGGAATTCTGCACCTTTCGCAACGCGCGGCGGCCTATCACCCCGGGCGCGGTGTCTATCGTTCGGCCTACAAGAACGCGCGGCGTTTGACGGCGACGGAGGTAAACATCGCCTATCGAACGGCCGACCACCTGCGAATGCAAGATCTTGATTTCGTCGTGGGGGTGGAGATCCAGCTTTCGGAGAACCACACGTGCCTCGGCGCGGACGGCAAGCCGCATCGCTTTCACGACATTTGCGACGATCTGAAGGGGAAATATCCGAAGACGTTTAAGTTCACGGGCTGGCATCCGCATTGCCGTTGTTACGCCACGCCGATATTGAAGACGGAGGAGGAGTTCGACGCGGACACGCAGCGCATTCTTCAAGGCGAAGAGCCTACGGAGGGGAGCGAGAACGCGGTGGACGATTTGCCCGACGAGTTCAAGGCGTGGGCGAAGGAGAACGAACCGCGGCTCGAAGCGGCGAAAGCTCGCGGCACGCTCCCGTATTTCGTTCGCGACAACGATGCGCTCATCGGCGGTGCGTTTGCGCCGAAGAAAAAGACGCTCCGCGAAATTGCCGAGGAGCGCCATGCGAAGCGTACGAAAGAAGAGGAGGACGCGATACGCCAACGCTGGGCGGCGCGTGCGAAGGAACACGCGGAGGTGAAGAGCGCGGCGGCCGAAACGATCAAAACGGCGGCCGACTTCGGGGAAATCGACGCGTCGGGCTTAGCGCAGGCTGTCGAATCGGGACAGATCGCGAAGATCAAAGCGGAGACGACGACGTTGCAAAGCGCGATAGAGGAAATGAAGAAGGCCGAAGACGAACTCTCCGACCTAATCCCCGATACGCACAAGTGGCACAAGGAGTTCACCCTCGAGGAACTGAAAAGCACCCACGCGGCGGTGCAAAAGAAGCTCTCCGGCTTTGAGGGCTTGCCGCTGGAGAAGCAGGCCGACAAGTTGAAGTTCGAAGCGCAATGGGTGGCCGACAAGAAGAAGTATTCTACATGGAAGGTGGCCGAAAGTGCATACAAGAACCAATACGAGGGTGTGCTCGAAAAGGTGGAATGGCAGAAGGTGAGCGTGCATCTCGATGACCTTTCGTCGTTCAAAACGAAGTCCCCTATCTTCAAGCAGGCCATCGCAGACGCAAAGGCGGCGCAAGAGAAGGGGGACATCGCAAAGGCGAAAGAAGCGATCGAAATTGCGGAAAAGAAGCGCGCGGAACTCGAGAAGAAGAAAGTCAAGAATGAGGACATTTTCTCACAAGAGCGGAAGGACGCGGCACTGTGGGATATAGGAGATGGGAGAAAAGCCAACGATGCACACTTCCCGACAGCTTCTAAAACGTGGATTAAAGCGACAAAGTTGGAGAAGGACAAGATTTGGGAGTACACCGGCAAGTACTGTTGTACAAACGAACCTCTACAAGGTCGTGCTTATATCGGGGCACAAACCAAAACAGAGTTCTTGAGCCGTGTAAAGAATATCACCTCTTACATCGAAAAGAGCGAGCTTTCTTGTGATGCGTGGTTTAATCGCGGAGACGACTCACTAGACGTTGTGGCATCAAGAATCCGATTCGCAGGCGGTGTAATGCCTAAGAATTTGGAAGATCTTGTCGGCATGGAAATGCAAGAGGGAGGTTTTATGTCTACAGCCTGCCGAAGGGGAGCTGGCTTTAATAAGAAAGTCACAATCAACATCTTCGCCCCCAAGGGTACAAGGGCTGCCTACGTTGAACCATTTAGCCAATATGGTCTAGGATTCGGGCGAAATTGGGATGGAGTGCAGCAACTTACGACATTCGGTAATGAGCAAGAAATGCTATTCCAGCGAGGAACACGAATGCGAATAACGAAAGCCTATAAAAATAATGGACGCATCTACATTGATTGTGAAGTCGTAGGCCAGGAATTAAAGGACTTGAAGTACGTGAAAGACTTCCATATCGGATATTAAGATGGAATTTTGTCTTCTGGATAATGGTCATTCGCAACGAAGAGGTAATCTTCTACTTTTTCGTAAAAATCGGGGAGAGCCAATTTTGCGTCGAAAACCCATTTTGCCCAAGAGGTAAACATCACGATGAGCAGAGAGAAGGGGATGCCGTGGAACCGACGTCCCTTAATCGCATTGTACAAATCGCGCTCTCCTTCAAATTCGCCATTGTTAGCGACATAAACGCGCTCCATATCCCAATACCAATCTAGGTTCGGTCTGTCGTATGGCGAGCGTTCCTCTCCCTTATAATACCTACATTGCTTGATTAGCTCTTCTTTTTTCATCATAATACGAAAAATGTTAGTACGCAAAGTTACCCGTTTTTGGCCGCATTTTATCATCTAACAGCGTTAAAAATGCTCCAAAACGAGGGAAACGTACCGAAAGCGTGCAAATACGTGCAATTACGTTACATTTGCGGCGTTTTGCCGAAGCCTATGCCAATCAAAAAGAAAATACTAACTTTGCCACTACACAAAAACTATAAATAGCATGCACAAAATAGCTTTGGACGCGTTGAAGACCCGATTTGAGGGGATCAGCGAATCCGTACTCGACAGAATGGCGAAGAAAATCGCCAAAACTGCCACCACCGCCGAAGAAGTAAAATCCGCTGTGGAGGAGGTTACGATTCAGCAAATCATCGATGCCGAAGGCGACCGCCGCGCGACCGATGCTCAAAAGACCGCCGTGGCCAACTACGAGCGGAAACACGGATTGAAGGACGGAAAGACGATCGAGCCGTCCGACCCGAACGAGCCAACGGATACGCCCGACGTGAAAGTCCCCGAAGACATGCCGCAATGGGCGAAAGCAATCGTCGAGACGAATGCAAAACTGCAACAGCAACTCTCGGCGATGAGTTCGGAGCGCATCACGAACGATCGAAAGCAACAACTCTCGGCCGTCGTCGAACAGCTCCCCGAACATCTGCAAAAGCCCTACGCCCGTATGAAACTCGACGGCCTTTCGGACGAGGAGTTCAAAACGACACTTGAAGACGTGAAGACCGAAGTCGGGGGGATCGTCGACAATCTCAAACAAAGCGGACTTGTCTTTGCCCGTCCTTTGGGTGGAGAAAACAAGGGCGCTCAAGAACTCACGAAAGCGCAGCTGGAATCCATCACGCATCGGGACGGCACAGCGTCGAAAGACGGTCAGCCGTTCTAACAAAAACACACCCTCACAGAACACAGAAAAACTAAATCAAAATGGGTATGACAGTAAAACGGCGCAAAGACCAGGCGGTGCCTCGCGTCTTTGAGCACAAGGTAGCCGACATTTCGGGCGGCGTATCGGTCAAGACCTCGGAACTCGGCGGCGATTTCCTTTTTGAAGGCACGCCCCTCAGCGCTCCCGACAACGGCATTTGTCACGTCGTGAAGCAGGCCGTCGTATCGGCAAAGGTGGAAGCGTCGGGGACGAAGGTGAAAGTGAAGAAAGGCCACCACTTCAAAGTCGACGACGTGCTGCTCCTCAACGTGGGCGGCAAAGCGTCGAAGATTACGGAAATCGACACTTCAACGAAAGACACCGACACGTTGACGCTTTCGGCCGCTATCGGAGAAATCCCCGTGTTGTCTGTTGTCGCCGAAGCGAAAGCGGCTACGACGGCCGACGACGCGGAATTGAAATTCATTCCCCTTTCCCTTTCGGGAAGAGGTCGCCCCGTCGTGCAAGGTGACAACCTCGACACGGATGCGTGGCTGATCGGCACGACACACGGTGCAACGCTTCACCCCGACGTGGAAAAACACCTCAAGGGCATTGTAAACTACTAAATCTAAAATCCGATGATTACAGATACTTTGATTCAAGGCCTCACACAGCAGATGGTGCAGGCGCGTGTCAACAGCGTCGACGTTCGTCCGTTTCAGTTCGCTACGCTCTTCCCCGTTCGCCGTGTCAACGGCTTTACGTGGAGTACGATCAGCAACCAACTCGGACGCAAGAACGTGGCCGCCGACATTCACTCGGACAACAGTACAACCGTGCGCAAGCGTCGCCCGATGTTCGAGAGTGCGAAGGGCGACATTCCGTTTATCTCGATCAGTCGTGAACTCTCGCGCTCGGAGCTGAAGGAGTTCCAAGTGGCGTACGCTCTCGCCAAATCCCCCGACGCGGCGCAGCTCGTGCAGTATTGGGGTGCTGATGTGGATTTCTGCTTCAACGGAGTGCAAAGCGAGTTGGAGTACATCGCGTTGAAACTCGTGTCCAACGCCGGCAAGCTCGTGTTCAACACCACGACGAACGCCACGATGGCGAACGAGTTCAACCTCGACTACGATGTGGACGAGGATCTCAAGATGAAGACCTCGACGAATTGGGGCGACGCGTCGAACGCCGACATTATCGGCGATTTGAGGGAAGCCGTAAAAGCCGCCCGCGAGAAGAATTTGCACCCACGTTACGCCCTCGTGAACATGGAGACGTTCTACAAGATCTGCTCTTCGGCACAGATCATCAAGGCCTGCGCGTCGTTCGTCGCCAATGCCGTGGGCGTGGCTCAAACTCCGTCGCTCGAGCAGGTGAACAAAATGCTCTCCTCGCAGGCGTTTCTCTACGGCTTGCAGCTCCACGTGATCGACCAAGACATCACCCGAGAGTTCTCCGACGGCACGTTCACGTCGGGCAACCCGTTCGAGAACGACCGCCTTGTGCTTTGCGAAACGCTGATCCTCGGTTCGACGCAGTACGACGTACTCGCCGAACCACAATTCCGCGGCATTCGCACGGAGCGTGCTCATACGGTAATCAAGAAGTACGGCGTGGATGACCCCTATTCGGAAGTAACGCTCGGGCAGTCTGACGCAATTCCCGTATTCGACACGGCATACCGCAACGTCTACCTCCGCACCGACAGCCAAGGCTGGTAACACAACGAAAGCCCGAAACGATGTACACCGTAGAACAAGCCCTTCGGGGCATATCTATGTACCCTCTGCCGAGTGCCACGCTTGACGGCGTGTGCATTCGACGCGGGCTTTCGCGTGATACAGAAGCGACGACCGACGTTTTCCAAAGCGCCGCCTATCGCCTGGCCGAAGCCGACGTGCTAACGTGGCTCGCCGCCGCCCCGCACATCTCGCAAGGCGGGCAAAACTACACGTTCCGCGACGCACAGCGCCAGGCG